TGAAGGCAGCGTGATAAGAACTTGTAATTCTGGTTCGAAAGTTGCTGGCTTAGGACAGAAAAGTTGATAATCTTCAACCATCTGTTGTCTCGGTTTTCCATTGCTAACATGAGCGTGGACGATACTATAAGGAACACCAACACGTGCCTTGCCGAACTCAAAACGATGAACATCAACACATTTCACAAACATATCTGGTGAAGTGAGGTCCTCCTTTTTGTAACGATCTGAAAAAGGAAGAAATTGTGATTTCTTTGCCCAACTAAATTTGAAGAGGTCAACACGACGGTAAAAAGCTTCTAAAGTGTCTGAAGCATACCCGCATTGTTCCCACATACGCAGAAGTTGTTCTTCATTGCAAGCCATAACAACAGGCTTTTGTTGTTTTCCAGCATCCGTAGCCCAAACAAGATCTTTAACACGGCGTAAGTTTGTAATTGTATCTGCAAACTCATCCTCTTTAACATACAACTCATCAGACAATGTGGAGAATATTGTCGATTTTCCAACACCTGGTGGTCCAACGAGGAGTGCCATGTACGGTGTGTCTCGAAGGGAACGTGCCTGATAAGTGACTTCTCCGCCAAAGTGACGAGCATTAAGACGTTGTTCTTGTGCATCAATAGCTGCAGCCCAATCATCATCAGCGACCGCAACATCTCGTTGATAAACTCCACGTCTAGCATCAGGTAGAGACACAGAGTCATCATCCTCCATGAACCGACGAACTCCCTCGGTTCTCCAGTCTCCAGTACGGTTGAAGTAAGCGGCTTCAGCGTCACGGTCAAAACGAGGTGGTGGTGTACGACGGTGGCGTTGACCAGCACGATTTCCACGATTCCTTTGTTGTTGTCTTGGCGCTTCAACAGGTGCAGGTGCAACATAATCGACAGCAACATGTGTAGCAGGTGGTAAACTGTCTGGTGCGACACCTTTAACTTTAAACAACTCACACTTTTCAACACATGCCTTCGTGAAACTATCATATCTTTCACACTGGAGCTCATATGCCTCACGAATAACTTCCTGTATAGTGATTGGTTTGATTGCCTTCAACGAGTTGTTTTGACGAATAGGATCCATGAGCGTAAACTGCAAATGAGAAAAGTCATCTTTGTAATGATCACGTGGCCAGTATGAACGTCCATCCACATTGCGCGGCGGCAAACCCATTTTATCTTCAACATGAAGAACGAAATCTCGACGACGATCTAATATAGTTGGATCAGTTAAGACTTCAGACGTTGTAATAATGCCATGGTTTGAATTTATGATGACGTAGCGTGAACTAAAACGTTGACCTTTATCTGGAATCCCAGCTTGCGTGAGCAAGAAACTGTTGGGACTATAAATAAGATCAAGTTCATTGTGATCGAGATTCGCCCTGTTCGCTCCGAAATCATCATACATGAAAATGTGCTGTCCATTATACGTCGGAAAATATTTGTCTCCTGAATTTCGCGGAAAAGTGAAAAGTGGACTTCCGTGATGAAGAGAGAACTGATTTTCAAGGTAACGACAAACGCTCGACTTTCCAACGCCACTTGCGCCATAAAGCCAAATCGTGACTGGAACCTGCTTGCCAATGAGGTTCTTTGTAATTTCATTGTATTTCCTCGATAATGTGACGTAATAATGTTTGACATTGCTCCAAAGAAAACTGAAAGAACCTGTATTCCCTTCAAGCTTGCACATATCAGTGCAAATGCCTTCAACAGACTCAAAATCAGCCTTCAAAGT